CGAGACAGCCCCGTGCGCGCCCGTGGCGCCGGTGGTCGAGCCTACCCCCGCACCGAGGCCCGTAGCGCGGCCCTGGCGGGCTCCCCGCAAGCGTCATCGCTCGTAGCGCATCTTCCATATAGTCCACGAGGGGACGCTGCCCCCTGGACGCGACACGACACGACACGGCCCCTAGGTAGAAGGGGCCGGTGTCGCGTCGCATCGCATCCGAGGGAGCAGGCGTCGGCCGGTTGGGTGTCCAAGGCGTCTGCGAGGGTGGACGAGCCTCGACGATTCTGGGATGGTGCCGGGCGTGCGACGACCTCCGGGGAGATTCGTTCGGGGTAGGGATGAGCGCCAGTCGCGCGCCTCTCGCAGCTCGCTGATGCGCTTCGTCCAGTGGCTCAAAGAGGGGTGCGGCTGCCACGACTGCGGGCGACAAGGCCCATCTAGGTGGTTCGACTTCGACCACGTGCCAGAACGCGGTGCGAAGCTGTACGTGCTCTCGCCTGGTAGCCGCAGCGGTAGCGCGAGAGGGAAGCGGCTGTTCTTCCCGCCGAGCTGGCCGTTGCTGCTCGCTGAGCTGTTGAAGTGCGACATCGTGTGCAAGCTCTGCCACGCCGACCGCACTGAATCTCGTCGGTTGTCGAAAGCCAGCTTGTGAGTTATCATGGTCGAAGAGGTGGATGGGATGGTGGTCAGGGTTGTAGTCGAAGGGCACCCGGTGCCTCAGGGGACGCTCGTCAGGTCGCCGCACGGCGGTCTGTACTATCCGAAGGCGGTGAAGCTATGGCGGGCGTCGATCGCAGCACAGGCGAAGCGCGAGATGCGGGGCTTGCCGCTCATCGGAGCGAAGTGCACCGCGAGCCTGCGCTTCTACGTGACGCCGACCAAGGGCGGCAAGAACCCAGGACGGCTTCGCGGTGACCTCGACAAGCTCGTGCGCGCTGTCTTCGATGCGGTCAAGGGGATCGTCATCGAGGACGACGAGCTTGTCGTGGGCTTCAACGCATGGAAGCATCCGGTCGAGCCTGGCTGCGTCGAGCGCGTCGACTTCGCGTTCTCTATCTACCAAGCTAGCGTCGAGTAGTCGAAAACCACTGCTTTTCAAGGGGTTTTTCGAGTGCCGACGCTGACGGAGGTTCTTCGCTATGCCGAGCGCAACCGTGCTCGCGGACGCGCTCAGCCTAGCCCGGAGAGCGTCGAAGGTCTTCGGCCTAACTCGCCGGCGCCTACTCGTGGTCCCCAAGGAGCCAGTCAGGGGAATGCGCGAGGACGGTTGCTGCTACAAGCACGGCCCGTTGGGTCTGAAGTGGGTCGTGATCGAGCTGCGCGTGCACCGCTCGCATCGCCCTCGACAGGCGCTGAAGCGCAGCACGATCATGGCGGCGCTCGCACACGAGCTGGCGCACCTGAAGGTCGACGACCACAACGCGGCGCACGGCGAGCTGACCAGGAAGATAGCGAGCTGGCTCAAGGAGCAGGGTCAGCCGGTCGGTCACGTGCTGCACTCGAACACCGCGACCGCGTTTCTGCCTCTCGACCAGCAGCCGAAGCGAGCACGGCAGCGCAGGTTCAAGCGCGGCTGGAAGCGACCGGCCGCAAGGTCCTGACGCAGCCTGAGCTGTTCGCGTGGTGGAAGCAGCAGCTCGCCCCGTTCCCTGATCGCATCATCACGAGCTGGGCGCAGCACTATCTCGCTGCGATGGAGCTGGGGCTCACGAGGCTGGGCGGCAAGCACATCCGCTCAGCGACGTGGCGCAAGCGGTGTGAGAACGCTGCGATTCGCCCGTACATCCGCACGAAGGGACGCAGCGCGCCAATTATGTCGAGCTGGAACGCTCTGCTCGCATGGGCAATGGCGGGTTGCCACCGCGCGACTAGCAGCCGACGGAGCAGCTCGACCCGGCCCCCCTCTCACCTTGCTAGCTAGACATCATGCGCGCGTACTCCCGCTGGACCTGCCCCTACCTTGCTAGCAAGCTAGACCCCCACCTAGGTAACGGGATACTCAGTTTCATTTCTCGGGCGGGGTGCTGGGCCAGCCCGTCCCACGTGAAAAAACTGGACACGTGAAGGGGTTCATGTTCTACGCAGCAGATCGTGGTACCATGATTTCAAAGGGGGGTGCACGAGGAAACGGGCAGCCCCCATGGAGGTCCGAGTGAGCAAGACGCGAGCGGTGGCGGTGCGGGGTGAGCAGGGACTCCTGAAGCCGAACGAGCTGGACGACCCGATCAAGCGTAGCGCCGGCGCGCTGAGCCAGGCGCTCGATGCGTGGGACGCGATCCATCCCCTCGTGACCGAGTTCCTCACGGCCGTCGGCGTCGAGGTGCGGAAGGGGCTCGCCGGAGAGGCCGATCGCGCGCACCGACACGACCCGAAGTCCGGTGCCGTCTACGAGGTCCAGTATATGGACCGCGAGGGCGAGGAGGTCACGAAGGACGTGTGGATGCGCGACGTGGCGCGCGACCTGGTCGTCTGGGTCGAGAAGCTCTCGCGCGCGTTCGCCGCGCTGACGAAGACCGTGGACGAGGCCGCTCGACTGCAAGAATTTTTGAGCGGGGGGCCGGATAGCCGTCCCGACCTGAGCAACGCCAGCGACGGCGAGCTAATCGAGACCCTCATCGAGGTCGTCATCGCGCGCGGGCTCATGCGGCACATCGTCAAGCGCGCCCGCGACCGTGGCATCGAGGTGGACCTTGGGTGACCAGAGCCTGTGGAGCGGGAAGCTCCTCGCCGAACGACAGGCCGAAGACCCGCTGCTGAAGTGGGAGCCGACGGCGCCGCAGCGGAACTTCCTCCAGTGGAACGAGTCCGAGGCGTGGTTCATCGCCGCCAACCGCTGCGGGAAGTCCGACGTGCTCGCCGCGACGATCGCGAGCATGGCGCGGCACGGCGTGCTCGATCCGCGCCCGGCGTACATCGGCGGCGGGAACTACATCTACGACCGCGCGGCCGCCATCTGGGCCGTGTCGCTGACCTTCGACATGAGCCGGGAAATCATGCAGCCGAAGCTGTTCGACAACGGCGAGGTGCCGCCCAACGCGCACGCGCCGTTCATCCCGCAGTACGAGCTGATGGGTGGCTGCACCTCGCGCGCGTACAACAAGAACGAGAAGGTCCTGAAGCTGAAGAACGGGAGCTTCATCGGCTTCAAGGCGGCCGAGCAGGGACAGCTCCGCCTCCAGGGCACCGAGAAGGACCTGATCGGCTTCGACGAGGCGCCGCCGAAGCTGGTCTACAACGAGTGCATCATCCGGCGCGGCGCGGGCCGCAAGCTGTTCATCCGCGGCGCCTGCACGCTGCTGCCGCCGCCGGGACTCGCCGGCGGTATCTCGTGGCTGTACCTCGACAAGATCAAGCCCTGGCTGAACGGCGACCGGCCGAAGCACCTCCACCTCCAGGGCGGCCGCATCTACGACAACCCGCACATCTCGAAGGACGAGATTGCGATCCTCGAAGCCACGTTCCCGCCGGGTAGTATCGAGCGCGAGATTCGCCTGAACGGGGCGTGGCTCCCGCAGATCGTCGGCGACCTGGCCTACGGGAACTTCCGGCACGGCATCCACGTTAACGCAGCCCTGGGAGACCGCAACGTGGACCCGTACCAGGCACCGATCCCGCTCCGTCGGAACATGCCGCTGCTGCTCTGCTACGACTCGAACGTGACGCCGATGTCGATGGTGATCGCCCAGCAGCACGGGCGCATCTACCGCGCGTACGACGAGATCGTGATGAACGTCGGCGTGCTCTCCGACCTCGGGCGCGAGTTCGTGCGGCGCTACGGGCAGCACCGAGCGGAAGCTCTCCTCTACGGCGACGCGACGGCGCAGTATTGCCGATCCCCGCAGACCGACAAGAGCGACTACGACGTGCTGATGGACGCCTTCCGGCCGCTGCCCTACCCGGTCACCATGATGGTCCCCGAGCGGCAGCCGAACGTCCGCGAGCGCATCAACGCTGTGAACTTCCTGATGCGCGGCGTGAACGGCGAGGTCCGCACCGAGGTCGCGCCGCGCGTGCCGAACCTGATCGAGGACTTCGAGATCGTGCAGCGGTCGAAGGACGGCGGCATCCTGAAGGCGAAGGACAAGAAGGACCCGTACTTCCAGCGCACGCACACGTCGGACGGCTGGGGGTACATGGTCGTCGCGCGCGAGCCGATGGCGGCCGCGAGCAGCGGGGACGTGCGGCCGAACGACTTCGGGACCAGCTTCGGCTTCAGCCGGATGCCCAGCCCCGGCTACGCTGGTCTGGGCCGGCGGTAGCTGGTAGACTAGGAAGGTAGACTTATGGCTGCCGCGCCCACCTTCGGGATGCTTCCCGACATCATCCCTCCGTCGAAGCCGAACCGGAGCCTCATCCTCTCCCCCGACCAGAAGGACGCCCAGCTCATGCGGGGCGGGCCGCAGTCGACGGGGGTGGGGCAGTTCACCGGCGGCACGCCGTCGAAGCCGCGCCTCGGGCCGACGATCCTCATCCCCGGCGACGCCGCGGGTCGTCTCTGCACGATCAACGACATGGACCGCGAGCGGAGCCGGCGCGTGCGCTGGCCGCGTCTCCAGACGAACCGCCGGAACTGGAACGCCTTCCACATGATTCAGGACTGGTCCTCGAAGATCGACGGCCAGAGCCGCATCTTCCTGCCCGACCTCCCGATCGCGATCCACCAGGCGGCGGCCGTCATCGAGAACCAGCTCGTGAACTTCCAGAACTGGTTCGCGATCGAGAACCCCGGCGGGCTCAGCGTCTTCGATCCCGACACCCTCCGCAAGCTCGTGTCGCACATCCTCGACCGCATCTGGCAGCCGGGCGACGCGCACGAGACCGCGCTCAGCTTCCCGTCCTTCCTCGCGGACTCGATCATCCTCGGGCTCATCGAGGGCGAGATTACGTGGAAGGTCTTCGGCGTCGACAGCGAGCGCGTGGCCTACATGCTGGAGTCGATCGCCGAGTCGGACGAGCCGGTCCAGGGCGGCACCGAGTCGCTCGACCTCAACGCGGAGTACACCGACGAGAGCCGGCCACCCGTCCGCACGTACGAGCGGAAGTCCCAGGTCATCACGAAGGCGTTCCTCCGCACCTTCCGCCTCGGCCTCGACCTGGTGCCCTTCGAGGACTCGTACCCCGATCCCTCGCCGCTGAACCAGTTCCACATCCACGAGGTCACGCGGCACATCAGCGAGCTGCGCGACAACCCCGACTACGACCCCGAGGTCGTGCGCGGCCTCTCGAACTACATCAGCGCGATGGAGGCCGACCGCGACAAGGCGATCCGCTCGGGCATCCCGGTCGGGAAGCTCCTCGGCGACGACCCGAACCAGGTCCGCGTGCGCGAGCGGTGGGGCAACGTGGTCGAGCCGAGCACCGGGAAGTACCTCTACCGGAACTGCTTCCTCACGACCGTCAACGGGAAGCTCCTGCGTCCCCCGACGCCGAACCCGCGGTGGGACCAGTGCCGGCCGCTCCTTCGTGCGACCCTCCTCCACGCGCCGCTCTCGCCGGTGGCGAAGGCGATGGTCGATCACGCGCGCGACATCGCCGAGGCAGAGAACGAGACGGCCAGCCTGATGATCGACGGCGGCATCGCGAGCGTATGGGGGACGCGCCAGGCGCGACCCGACCTCCTCGCCGACCCGACGAGCATCTCGCGCGGCATCCCGCCGAGCTTCACCGCGGTCCTGAAGCGCGGCGCGCCGCTCAACGCGAAGTTCCTGGAGCGGGTCGACGAGGGTACCTCGACGCCGCAGTACGGCATGGACATGCTCCAGCGGCTGGGCGCGGCGCGCGAGAAGGGGATGGCGACGCCGTCGTTCCCCAACACGACCAGCCCGCGGCAGGCGCCGGCGACCGAAGCCGTCTTGGCCGACGAGCAGAGCGGCAACCTGTACGAGAACATCGCATCGCGTGTCGAGCGGAACCTGATCGTCCCTGGCCTCCAGCTCATCTGGATGACCATCTGGCAGGGGCTCGACGACTTCTCCTCGGCCGAGCTGGTCGAGATTCTCGGGCCGGAGCGCGCGCTGTTCCTCCAGCAGCTCACGACCGAGGAGCGGTTCTACCTCTTCTCGAACAACGTGAAGTTCGACGTGAAGGGGCTCCGCAATCTGCTCACGCGGATGAACGACTTCCGCAAGCTCTCGACGATCACGCAGATGGTCACCGCGAACCCGATGCTCGCGATGAGCTTCGTCCAGAAGTACGATCCAGGCCGCCTGATCGAGAAGGCGGTGCGCGCGGTGAACATTGACCCGACGGAAATCGAGTGGCGTGCGAGCGAGGACCAGGCGCGCATCCAGCTCCTGACCATGCTCCAGACGCCGCAGGGCGCGCAGAAGCAGGCGAGCCCGTACGCGCAGCCGGGGATGACCCCTGGTGTGGGCGAGTCGGCGGTCGAGGGCGAGATGCCTCCGCCGAATCCGTTCGGTAGCCAGGGCAGCGAGGTCTAAGATGCCGCGACCCCCGAGGAGTCCCGCACGCGCGGCCGCTCGCCAGGAGCGCAAGGCCGCACGAGTAGACCGAAAGACCACGCGGCGCGCGACGAAGATCGCGACGAAGGCCCAGCGGAAGTTCGACAAGATCGAGCGGAAGCGCGGCCGGTTCGGGCTCGACCCGATCACCGGGCGGCCGACCGAAGGTGATGAACCCCAGGCCGTCACCGACCCCGCCGGGCAGACGTACAACATCTTCAACGTGAGCGCGCCCGAGGCGTCGGGGCCGCAGTATCCCGTCGGCTCGATGGCGCCGGCGCAGCCGCTCCAGGTCAACGACCGGACGAAGCTCGACCTTGCCGGCCAGGTCGGGAACCTGTAGCATAGGAAGGTAGACCGATGACTCGCACTCCAGCACGTGGCAAGGCCGGGAAGGGCAAGCGCCCGAACCGGGTCGACGCCTTCCGCACCCTCGATCGGTTCACGACCAGCAAGCGCGCCGCAGGTCCCGCGCGCGGGGGCGTGCCGCGGTCGCAGGGTCCGGTGCGCGGCAACACCAATCCGGTCGCCGGCCGACGCCCGGTACCGGGCCAGCCGCAGCGGCCAGGCGGCGCGCCGCAGATCAGCCAGCCCTTCACGCCTCCGGGGCAGCAGGGCTCGCCGGTAGGGCAGCACCCGTTCATCCCCGGCGCCCCGCTCAGCGGCGCCGCGCCGGCCGGGCAGTCGCAGCCGGGCTCGCCTCCGGGCACGCCGAACATCGGCCACGCCGTGATGCGGAGCTTCCAGCCCTCGGTCCTGGAGCGCACTCCCCTCGTGAGCGGCGGCGCCGGCGTGCCGCAGCAGGGCGGCGCAGGCCCCGGCGGGATGAGCTTCAACCCGCAACAGGGCCAGGGACCGCAGCCGTCCAGGGGGTTCATGTAGATGCCGAATCAGGCAGGGAAGAAGGGCGGCTTCGTCGCGTCGTCTGTCGGTCAGGCGAAGGAGCGCGTCGGCGCGAAGGGCGCCAGCAAGACGTTCCAGGGCGGGCCGCCGGCCGAGGGCTTCCACAAGGTGGCCGACCAGAAGGGCACCGCCGTCGCGAGCAAGCACGCGAAGTACGAGCACCTCGGACGCTTCAAGACGGGCAAGCCGCGCGCCGGCGTCGGCAAGAAGAACACCGTGACCCCGGCCATCGCGAACTGCTGAAGGAGAGACCATGAGCGACCGCGGCTACAGCAACGATCCGTTCGGCTACCTGCCGAAGCCCCTACAGAACGACTTCATCCGTGACGGCCACAACCGTTACGACGACGAGAAGGCGGCCGTGAAGGACGCACGCTCGAAGCTGAAGGACGCGCGCAAGTCCGGTCGCACGGCGGCGAAGTCCGAGGCCAAGTCGAAGTCAGACGCCGAGCATCCGGTCGCCACCGCGCGCGCCGCGATCCGCAAGGAGCGCGCCGCGAAGGGGCCGAGCACCATCAGCGCGGCTGACGCGAAGTCGCGCATCGCCACGGCGAAGGCCGACCCGAACAGCCGCGCCAGCGAGAGCAAGGCGAAGAAGGACGCGCGCGAGGAGAAGAAGGCCGGCAAGCTGCGCGAGCGCGCCGACAAGCTCTCCGCGAGGAGCTGACCATGGGCAAGCTGGTAGTCGAGAGCAAGATCAACCACGACCGCAGCCGGGTGAAGTTCTCCGGCGGCGAGCATCCGCGTGGCAAGCTGTTCCCTGGCGACAAGACCGGCATCTGCGCCGACGACGCCGACGAGAACAAGGGCCACGAGCTGGGCGCCGCAGACCACGTCCTGCCGGGCGGCGAGCGCGCGCAGCAGGCGAAGGGCTACACCGTCCTCTCGCAGAGCCCGGTCAACCACCAGGAGCCGTACAGCGGCGAGCACGCCGTGACGCGCCAGCGGGACACGATCGGGATCGACATCGACGAGGACCTCGACGGCGACTACACGGGCGGAACGGGGAACGGCAAGGCGAGCTGATGGGCTACGACTGGTCATCCCTCATGGGCGGGGGCTCCTCGAAGTCCATCCCGTCCGACACCGAGGTCGTGGGGCCGAGCGACACCTTCACGGGTGCGAATCGCGGCAACGACACCGGCGGCAAGACGGAGCGCGAGTACGCCGAGCAGGGCGGCGCTCTGAAGAAGAAGGGCATGCCCGGCGCCGGTCCAGGCAAGAGCGAGAAGACGCAGGCCGAGGGCAACGCCGAGGACACGCCGGGCGCTGGCCCGAACCTGGGCGGGCAGTCGGTGGGCGGTCTGCGTGGCTGGCAGAAGCCGCGCAAGGGGACCTCTCCGCCGCTGCCGTGGGACAACAACCCCGGCCCGACGGTCCCGAAGATGGCGCGTCTCTCTGGCGGCGAGCACGACTGGCAGCGTAGCGGCTACCACGCGGTGCCAGACCCCGACAAGCTGGTGGAGTGATGGCCGACCCATTCACGACGCGGAAGCACGCGCTCTCGGACGCGCTCGACATGGCCGACGAGAAGGGCAAGTACGCCCCGGCGCCGAAGGCTGCGCCCGCGCCGAGCGCCTCGCCGGAGTGGCAGCGGCAGGGATACAAGGCGCTGCCCGAGCATCCCGACGACGTGGCCGTCACTACGCGGCAGCGCAGCGACCGAGAGCGTGAGGACAGCGTGCGCGAGAAGGCACGCGCCGGAAGGGTCATCTCACAAGAGGACCTGTAGCACGAGGAGGGGTGGTTGTGGGGAAGCTGTTCGAGCCGGGTTCGAGTGGGATCGTAGACCTCCAGGGGAGAAAGGTCTCTGACCTCAAGGTCAAGGGATCGTCCCTCGTGAAGGCTACGCAGTGGGTCGCGTTCCTCGACGACTGGGCCGAGAGGATGCGCGCCGACGAACCGTGGGTGCTGTTCGCGCTGCACGCCACGATCAACCTTCACCAGGCGTTCGGCATCATGGCCCGACGCCTGCGGAAGAATCGGTGGTGGACGGGAGGGAGTACGATGGCAGAGGATACGGTCGGCCTGGTGGCCGACGCTGAGCAGCGGCTCGCGTGGTTCGAGACGAACAGCGAGCAGCTCGACAAGACGCTCATCCCCGGATGGGCACGCTTCCTGTTCGCGGCCATCGAGGGCGCGTACCGGATGCTGGTGCGCGTCGCGCGCGAGACGGAGCAGGTCCTGAAGAAGGGCCACCTCCTCGTGCCAGTCGACCGCCACGGAGAGCTGGTGCCGGATGACTCCGGTCCTGGCGCCGTCATCGGGGAGCGCGAGTGATGGCGAAGGTCAACGTCGAGGCGCTGAACGACCAGGTCGCCACCGGGCGGCAGGCCGCGCTCGCGCTGGTCTACTGCCGCCACAAGATCGAGGGCATGACGACCGACATCATGCAGAACGCCGTCGCCGCGCAGCGCGCTGGTGAGCTGAACGGAGAACGCGCGCAGGTCGCGTGGGGGAAGGTCTCCGCCATCTGGGGCATCCTCGATCAGCTCGAAGACGAAGTCGCCGTAGGCGAGGGTGCTGCACGCACGTTTGCCGCTGGTACTGGACAGCCGGCCTGAAAGCTGGCAAGATAGGAGAGTAGAGCATGGCTACCGAAGCCGAAGTGATGCAGGGCGGGCCGGGTTCTCCGGTTCCCGCTCATGGTGCCGCAGCCCCCTACGACGGGAAGGACACTCGGCGCGCTGCGCCGGCGGCCGCTTCCGGTCGGAAGGTGGTGCTGGACGGCGTCGAGTACGAGGTCGACCCCTCGCTGGCGAACGCGCTCCAGAAGGAACGCGATCGGATCGCCGGCAGCTACGGGGCGCGCCTCCAGCAGTACGAGCGTCGGATCGCCTCTCTGGAAGCAGAGGACGAACCGGAGCCCGAAGACACGCGCCAGGCTGGTCTTCAGCCGCCAGACGGGAAGTGGCTCGACGCCACCTCCGACAGCTACGACCCCGACCGCTACCATCGTGAGAGCGTCCTGTACAGCCAGGCGCTCGCGCAGGCCACGGTCGACACGGTCGAGAGTCGACGGCACGAAGAGGCCCAGATCGCCGCGAGTCGCGCAGAGCAGCAGGGAAACTGGAACCGCCACGTCGCGAGCTTCTACGAGGAGCACCCGACCCTGAAGGGCCAGGAGGACCTCGTGGACGCAGTGTGGCGCGGCAACTTCGCCGCCCTGAAGGACCTCCCGCTGACCGAGGGTTTCTCGAAGCTCGCCGAGCTGTCGAAGACCCGCATCCTCCGGATCACCGAGACCGGCAAGCGCAGCAACGCGCCCCGCTCGCCACGTCTGGAGACCTCCGCCGCTGCGCGTGCCAATCGGGCCGCAGAGCCAGCGGATGAGGTGCAGCCCGAGGTAGTGCAGGGTGGCCTGAGCGCGGCCATCAAGGCAAAGCGAAACCGCTTCCTGAACCCCGACTTCAAGGGGACGCGGGCAGCGTAGGGAGACAGCAATGGCGTTCACCTGGACCTATGACGCGCCTTCGGGCACGTACAAGCAGCACGCACTGAGCAAGCACATCTACGAGGCCACGGTCGAGGACTCGCACTTCGTCGAGTTCGCCCGGCCGGTCGACGGCTTCGGCAAGAAGAAGGGCGAGAACGTGACCCTCGTTCGGCTCGCGGTCATCAACGAGCCCACCGACGGCACGGTCCCGGAGTCCACGCGGATTCCCGAGGACGTGTTCGCGCTCTCGACCGTCAGCATCACCGTCAGCGAGTACGGGCGTGCAGTGCCCTTCACCTCACTGAGCGAGGACCTGAGCGAGTTCGACCTGGAGAACCCGATCCAGATGCGGCTCAAGGAGCAGCAGAAGCTGGTCCTCGACACCGCGTGTGCGACGGCCTTCAAGACCGCGAAGGTCAAGTATATCCCGACCGGCCCGACCGCTGGTGTGTTCGACACCGACGGGACCGCGTCGACCACGGCTACCGCCAACCTCAACGTCTTCCACGTCGAGGTCCTCGCGGATGAGCTGTGGGACACGTACCGCGCGCCGCGCTACGCGGGCGACGACTACGTGTGCATCGCACGCACGCTCGCACTGCGCGGCATCAAGCGCGACCAGCAGTGGGAGGCGTGGAAGGTCTACACCACGCCCGAGGCGAAGGCCACGGGCGAGGTGGGCAAGATCGAGGGCGTGCGGTTCATCCAGACGAACCACAACAACGCCCTCGGCAAGAAGGGGACCGGCTCCGTACTCGGCGAGTTCGTGGTCTTCGGACAGGACGCAGTCGCCCTGGCCGAGGTCCAGACGCCCGAGCTGCGCGCCGCGATCCCGATGGACTTCGGGCGCAGCAAGAGCGTGTGCTGGTACGGCATCCTCGCGTTCGGCATCATCTGGGACACGGCCAACGCGGGCGAGGCACGCATCATCCACGGGACCTCGGCGTAACCGGGGAAGGAAGAGGAGAACACCAATGGCCTACACCGATCCCCGCTACGTCCAGATTTTCACCAAGCTCTCTGGCGCGCCTGTCGAGGTGGAAGACACCGCCGACATCCTCGCGCTCCAGGGTCGCGTGCCCGACGTGGGCACCGGCACCGATGCGAACTTCGACGCCGTCTACTGCCCGGCCGGAGCGAGCATCGAGAGCTTCGGAGTGGAAATCTTCGAGGCGATCACCAACGCCAACTCGACCCACTGCGTGGTCGCTCTCAAGGCGGTCGCCGCCGATCAGAGCACCACGACCACGGTCGCGACCATCACGCTGCCCAAGGACAGCACGGAGGTCACGCCCGGCAACGTGAGCGGGGGCACCGTGCTCCCGAACACCGCCACGGCCGCACAGGCGGTCGCCGTCGGTGCCCGCTTCGTGTCCTCGGACACGGACCTGCCATACAAGGTAGCGCAGGGCGGGAAGTTCTACGTGGAGGTCACGACCGCGGCGGGCGCTGCGGGCGGGTCCTTCAAGGCGTTCGTGGTCTACCGGCAGGAGGGTGCACCGGCTGCGGTCGCCCTGAGCCCGGTGACCAAGATCGCGTCCTAGTCCACTACCAAGCAGGGGCGCCGGAGGGCCGAGAGGCCGTCAGCACCGGCGCCCCATGACGAGAGGAACCACGAATGGCCGACCTTGCAGTCACCGACCTGACCTTCACCGTCATCAACGAGGACTCGGTGACGGAGTCTGGTCCTGGTCCCGATCCGGCCTCGCCGGGCAGCGCGCGTGCGCGCAGCCAGGGCGGCGGCACGAAGCAGTTCAAGACCTACCACTGCACGATCCTCATCCCCTCGTCGGCGCTCACGTACCCGACGGGCGGCGTGCCGGTCAGCGGCGTGACGGAGACGATCACCTCGCAGGGCGGCGTCAGCCTCGACGGCCACGTGCTCGCGGGCAACGCGCTCTCGAACGGCGACCTCGGCTGCCCGGCGCACATCGAGGACATCGAGGTCCTCTCGAACGGGAACGCGGCCGGGCTCGACGACGCCTTCGTGGTCCTCTTCGACCGCGGCGTCAGCGGCACCCGGCCCCACAAGCTCCGCATCCTCTGCAACACCGCGGGCGGCGCGAACGGCCGACTCGGGGAGCACAGCAACGCGGGGCTCGCCGAGGCGCTGACGGTCTACTGCATCGTGACGGGTCGATAGTCTCATGGCGACGGCAGCCGTCATCACGAGCAGCAACAGCGAGCCCTTCGGTGACTTCACCGGCGGGAAGACGCTCAAGCTCACGATCAACGGTGGGTCGGAGCAGACGATCAGCTTCGTCAACGGCGACTTCGTCGATCCGGCCGCTGCGACCGCGGAAGAGGTCGTCACGAAGATCAACGCCTCGCTGACCGGCGCGCTGGCCTCGGGCACGGTCACCGTCGCGATCACCACGACCGCTCTCGGCTTCAACGCCTCGATCGTCGTGGGCAACGGGACGGCGAACAGCATCCTCGGCTTCACCACGGGACAGACGGCCACCGGCACCGGCGGTCTGCTCGCCACGCTCCTGACCTGCACGGTCATCAGCGAGGACTCGGTCACGCGCGCGGACTCGACGATCCCGTCGTCTCCGGGCAGCGCCCGGTCGCGCAGCGTCGCGCTCGGTACGCGGCCCTTCAAGACGTTCCACTGCACGATCCTCATCCCGGTCAGCGAGGTGTACCAGACCGGCGGCGTCCCCATCAGTGGGCTCACGTCGCAGGCGGCTACCACGCGCGGCCAGCTCGTGGACGCCAACGCGCTCGCGAACCCCGACCTCGGGTGCCCCGAACAGATCGAGGACGTGATCGTGCTCTCGAACGGCAACGCGGCGGGCCTCGACGATGCCTTCCTCGTGGAGTTCGATCGAGGCGTCTCGGGCACGCGCCCGCACAAGCTCCGCATCAACGTCAACGACGCCGGCGGCGCGAATACTCGCTTCGCCGAACACAGCAACGCAGTCCTGGCGGAGGCCCTCACGGTCTACTGCCAGGTCAGGGGATACTGAGGAGGGGACGATGAGGAACGTGCACGAGTACAGCGTCGACCGCGCCACCAACAGCGCGCGCCTTGGCGCGACCAACCCGACCCGCAAGTACATCCGCGGCCCGGTGGACGAGGCTCCTCCGATCATCGTCCAGCTCGCCCGCGGCGATGTCAGCTTCTTCGACCAGGGCGGGCAGCCGCTCGACCTGAGCGAGGTGCCCGAGGACGTGCTCGCGGCCCTGAAGCGGAACCCGATCCGGCGCGGCAACGAGAGCGTCGAGCAGGTCCTGCGCTTCTGCGAGTTCTGCCCCGGCGGGGACAAGGACCCGGCCAACGCCATCGCCAGCGGCGAGTACGAGCGTCACCTCATCGAGCGCCACGTGCGCCCGAACGCGCTCAGCGCGCGCAAG